TGATGAAGCTCAAAACTTCGCCACCGGTGTTCCTTATTTCCTGCCTTTCAGCACGCCGTACCGCGATGCCTGGGAAGTGTTTCGATTAATCAAATCGAGATGACCCAGTTTCGGTACGGCAGCTCATCACCATGCGCCGCCGCGACGGCCAGGCCCGCGCCCTGTACCGGCTGCTCACCAAGCCGCTGCTGGCCGCCATGAAGAACGCGGACGTGGTGCCGATCGACGGCACGTCCGGCGGGGTGGAGGAAGCCAAGTTCTGCAAGGACCTGTTGTTCGCGCCCCGGTCGCAGGGCGGGATGGAGCACAGCTTCGACCGGTTCGTCAAGCAGATGCTGCTGGCGCTGTTCAACGGGTTCGCGGCCTGGGAGATGGTCTACTGGCAGCCGACCACCGGGCCGCACAAGGGCAAGTACACGCTGCGCCTGCTCGACCCGCGGCCGCCGGAGACGCTCACGTTCCTGCTCGACGGCCAGGGCCGGTGGAACGGGTTCCGGCAGCGGACCTTCTTCCAGGGCCGCACCATCGACGTGAAGCTCCCGAAAGAGACGGCGCTGTACTACGCGCACGAGGAAGCCGAACGGCCGTTCTACGGCGTGAGCATGTTCGAAAGCGCCTTTTACCACTACGACAAGAAGGAAAAACTGTACTATATCGCGCACCTGGCAGCGCAGCGGGCCGCGGTGGGCCTGCGGGTGGGCACGATGGTGCCGAACGCGCCGGCGGCAGACAAGAACAACTTCGTCGCCGCCCTCGCCCAGCTGGGGCTCGCGCAGTACATCGCGCTGCCCACCGCGGACTGGACGGTCCAGACTTTGAACGAGTCGGCCAGCCGGTTCGACTTTCTCGGTCTCATCAACCACCACAACAGCCAGATGTCGAAGAGCGTTCTCGCTCAGTGGTTCGACTCCGACCAGGGCGGCGGCGACGGGGATAGCACACTAGTCGACTTCGGGAAACAAGATGACGTGACATTCTTCATGATGCTGGAGGGCATCCTGGAGGAGATGGCGCAGGTCATCAACGACAGCATCTTCCCGCGGTTCGTGGACTGGAACTTCGGCACCGAGAAGTACCCGCAGTTCAAGTGGGGCCCGCTCACCGCCGAGCAGAAGGGCGCTATCCAGGACACGTTCGATAAACTCGCCACAGCGGGCATGCAGGCGAACGTCACCCCCGAGTTCATGCTGGAGCTGGAGAGCCGTCTCGCCCAGGACTTCGGATTTGACCTGGACTACGACAAGATCAAGAAAGATCGCGAGAAGCAGCAGCGCCTCATGCAGCAGCAACAGCAGCAGATGGCGGCGCAGGCTGGCCAGCAGCAGCCCCCGCAGGGCGCAGGCGGCGGCGCTGGCACGTCGGCCGCGCCGCCGGCCCCGTTCCCGCCGCCCGGGTTCGCACCACCCGGCGGCGGGGGCGGTCCGGGAGGCCCCGGCGGCGGTAGCGGCGGTACGTCCAACACCCGCGGCAACGGGCTGGGGGGCTCGTGAGCGACGCTCATGACGCGCTGGTGGCCCTCGCCCGGGACCTGGTGGAGGAGATCTCCGCCGGGCGCGCGATCGAGCTGGCCGCCGCTGCGGCCGGGCCGGGCGGCGGCCAGGGCGGGCCGAGCCCGTGGGCGTTCCCGCTGCCTCCCGTCCAGCTGCCGCGCGGCGCGCAGGCGGTGCATCCGCAGCTCGGCCACCACCTGGCCCGGCTGCCGGGCGACACCATCTCCAGCCACGCCTACAAGCACCTGGGGATGCAGCCGCCGATTGCGGCGGGGTGACCGACGACCGGCAGATGAGCCAGACCGCACCGTACCCGCAGGCCCTCGCGGACCTGGTGAAGCGCTTGCGCTACCGGCGGCACCTGGGTTGGAAGGTGTGGCTGGACGACGACTGCCAGCGGGACAAGCCCGGCCGCCACACGGGGGAATCGCGCGGCATGACGCTGATCGTGCAGCGGCACGGCCCTGACACCTATCACCCGACTGACCCCGACCTGATAGAGGACGCGCTGATCGCCGTGGCCAAGGCACCGGGCGACATGGCTGCGCTCCAGGCGCTCGCAGAGACGGTGCGCACAGAACGCTATCGGGCCATCACCGTCAACCACCTGTTCCCAGTGCCACCCGCCACTTACGATCTGCGGTCCTGGCAGCGCTGGCTTTTTGACCAGTTGGGTCTGGTCGATTTGCACGAGCGCATGGAGGATTTTGCGGTCGCCGACTCACCCGGCAGCGAGCATGTGACGCGGCCATTCGCACCAAACCACGGTCCCGGGAATTCGCCATATACCGTCTACGAGCACGCATCCGACATGGACCGGCGAACCTCATTCCGGGGCGAGCTGAACCTCGGGTAGGTGACCTCGCCGGCGGACGGTCAGCTCGGCTACGCCATCCAGCAGGCGATGGCGGAGGCCGCCGGCTACCTCGCCCTCGTCACCCGGGTCAACCCGCTCGGCTCGGCCGACGCGCTGCTGGCCCGGCCGGACATCGACGCGCTGCTGAGCGGGGCGCTGGACCAGGCGCGGGCGCTGGCCGAGGATCTAGTCCAGCAGCAGTGGTACGCCGCAGGGCCTCCGGCCAGCGAGGACGAGACGCTCCGCCATCTGCTGGACGACATCGCCCGCATCTTCGACGCCCTAGCCCACCTGCGGGGCCTGGTGCGCACCGCGCACGCCTCCGTCCCGGTGCAGGGCTTCATCTCCGGGGTGACCGAGCCGGGCGACCACCCGTCCGCCCGAGCGGCCGAGGAGCGCGGCACCGCGGTGCGCGACGCTATCCTGGCCTGGGCCCGCAAGGCCGCGCTGCGCGCCCGGATGGCCGCCAGCGTCGCCGCCGGCCATGGGGGCACCGCGGCGACGCTGGCGGCCGCCATGGCCCGGGAGGCGGCCGGGGAGCATCTGGCTAAGCGCTGGCGGGCCCATGTGGAGAGCCCGTCGTGCTGTCTGTGGTGCCGCCGTCTGAACGGGGTGACGATCGGCCTGCGCGAGAGCTTCGCCCCGTACCTGGGCGGCCCGGTGGCGATGCCGCAGACCTCCGCGCGGCGGGTGGCGACCCCGGCCGGGGAGCGCCGTTATGGCTTGCCGACCGGGGAGCGGATCGTCTGGACCCACCCGCCGCGGCCGTATCGCGGTAAGCTTCAGGGACCTCTGCTGCACCCCCTCTGCCACTGTCGCCTGGAGATCGTGGTGGTGGGAAGCGCTGCCGAAATACCCCCTGAGAGCAGCGCGGGCGGGGGCGCGTTCCTGGCCGCGCAGGCCGTCCGGGACATGAGTGAAGACGACTATCAGGCCGACCGCGCGTTCCTGCAGGCGGCCGTGCACGAGCTGGATCAGGTACTGAAGAGGCTGGCTGGGGGCCGTGGCTGACGAGACGCGCCGGTGGTTCGCGGACAGCAGCGTCTCCTACGCGCTGGCGGCCATCGCGCTGCTGGAGTACGCGCGGGAGCACCGCGTCAAGTACGTCTTCGGGCCGCTGGAGGTCAGGGCGATGCTGGACGGCGGGCTGGCGGTCTCCGGCAGCCCGGAGGACCTGACGCACGCCGCCAAGGTGCTGGCCGACGTCCCCGGGCTGGCCGAGTGGCCCGGCGAGTGGCCCGCAGCGCCCGATTAGCGCTGCGTGGACGACGACGGCTGGGTGGTGCGCGAGGAGGGTGACCTCGCGCTGGCCGGCCAGGTCCGCGGTTACCAGCGCGAGGAGAACGGACGTCCGCAAACGGTCAGGCCCTACCACCGGCTGTGGTGGGTCCCGCACCCGGACTGGGAGAAAGGCGAGCAGCGCTGGATAACCGCCGGCGAGGCGAAGTACGACGAGCGCGGCAAGGCGGCCGAGGCCAAGGGCAAGGCGGCTCGCGCCGGGGAGCGACCGGGAGCGACCGGGAGCGCGGCCGGCGGCACGGGAGAGAAGGCGGTTCGGTCCGCTGAGCGCGGCACCGCCGTTGACGTGTCCCCGCATCTGGGCACCCAGGGACGACCGGAGCACGGGTACCTGGACCCCGACCCGGAGCGGCTGGCCCGCGAGCGCGGCACCTACAAGCGGCCGGAGGACCACCCGTTCTTCCAGAAGAACCCGATGACGCCCGAGGCGATCGTCAAGGCCTACGACGACTCCACCCCGGGGGAGAAGAACCAGGGGCTGCGCTGGTACGCCGACGGGCACCGGCTGGCGTGGGCGCTGGGCGGCGGGGACGCCGAGCTGGGCGCGAAGGTGCTGTCCGCCTACAGCCCCCGCACCGGCTGGCCGCTCAACATGTTCAACGCCGCCCGGTCGCTGGCGGAGGGCCGGGCGCTCGGCCCGGGTGAGGGCACCATCATGGGCCAGCACCAGAAGGCGGCCGCCGCCGCGATGGCGGGCGGCGACATCGACACGGTGTTCCCGTCCCCGAAAACCAACGCGTTCGCCCGGCTGCTGGCGCTCGGGGAGGACCACCCGGACGACCCGCACGGGGCGGTGGTGATCGACCGGCACGCCTTGTCGGTGGCGGCGGGCCGTCGGCTCACCAAGGCCGACACCGAGGGCAAGGGCGAGAACGGCAGCCCCATCGGCAAGAGCCCCTATTACGATCACGTGGCCGACCAGTACCGGCAGGCGGCGCGGCAGCTGTCAGACCGCGAGGGGCAGGAGATCGCCCCGCACCAGGTGCAGGCCATCACCTGGCTGCGCCAGCAGCGGCTCAACACCGTGCAGGACCTGGCCAGCGAGAAGGGCAACGCGGGCCTGGTCACCGCCTCGCGCAACCAGTGGTCGGCCTGGCAGAAGTACGCCTCCGCCCACGACCTGCGCACCGAGCTGGGCACCACGGCGCTGCCGCCCACCCCGATCACCAAGGCGGAGGCGCGCGGCGACAGCCGCCCGGTGTCGGCGGCGGAGTTCAATGATGTCGCCAGCCGCGGCCGGGACCTGCTCAACGGCCTGGAGGCGAACACGTCCCCCATCACCGGGATGGTCGGCAACTGGGCGAGCCTGCAGGACAGTGCCTGGCAGCAGGTGCAGCAGCCGTGGGGCGGCATGACCATCGACGCGCACACCGGCGAGCCGCTGCCGGCGGACGCCGACAAGTACGCTCTGTCGGTGAAGCCGCCGGGGGTGTCGTCGATGTCGGTGCCGGAGGACGCCAGCCAGGAGCAGTTCCAGGCCGCCATGAACGAGGCGCTGGTGAAATACCGGTCGATCCTGGAGCAGGGCAGCCACTACCTGGGCATCTTCCACGATGACGAAAACCACCGGATCGACATTGACCCGGTGGTTGTGACCGACTCCCGCGATGACGCGGAGGCGATCGGTGCCTATACCCACAATGTGGGGGGAGCGTTCAGGTTCTCCGACGGGAACGGCTACTTCCCCCCGCACATAGACGAGTTACGAGGCGTAGAGCCCCGGCGGAGTGCCGATGGCGGCGAGAAGCTGGTGGCTTTCCTGCGCGGCGATGATGGCGGGCTTGCCTGACGTCGGGCCGGCGCCGTTGGCGAATGATCGAGCTGGTCGCATGAAACTCCCTTAGTCGGTTGCCGTAGTTCTTGCAGTGAGACATCAGATTACCCGGCGTGCTAGACTCAAGTCAAGTAGAGGAGGCGCTGTGCCGCCATTTAAAGGACCAGGGCAGTGGCGCTCGCAGGCGGAGCGCCCGGACGACAACGTGTTCACGCTGATGGCCGACATGGCCCGCCGTCTGGCTGACCTGGGCCAGCCTGAGGCTGAGGCGCTGGTGCACAAGGCGGAGAAGCAGGCACAGGGCGGGGATAACGCCGCGGCGTCCGCCACGCTGCTGGAGGCCGCCGCCGCGCTCGGGTCGCGCAGCCCCGCCTACGCCGACGGGCTGCGCGGGATCTCCGGCAAGCTGCCCCCGGCCGCGCCGGGCGGCCCGGAGGCTCATGACGAGGGGATCCCGGGGATGGCTCCGTTAGGCGTAGTAAGGGTATGGGAACTGCAAGACTATTTGTCATAGCTGGCCAGCGGTATGGCCAGTATGTAGTGGTCGACGCGAACGTCAGGACGGCAGGTAACCGGAGGGCGGCCCGGGTGCGCTGCGATTGTGGTTCGCTGCGCACAGTCATGATCTACTCCTTGCTGGACGGAGCGGTTGTATCGTGCGGCTGTTCAAAGCAGAGACCTGACAGGTTTCCGCGAAACCACCCTCTGTACGGGACCTGGTTCCAGATGCTGAGCCGTTGCGAGAACCCCGCTTCGCAGAGCTACAGCCGGTATGGCGGGCGGGGTATCTCCGTCTGCGCGCGATGGCACGACCCGTGGTTGTTTGCTCAGGACATCAAGGCTATGGGCGTACGCCCGCCTGGCATGTCGCTGGACCGGGTAGACAACGACGGAAACTACGACCCGGACAACGTTCAGTGGGCGGCCAGGAAGACGCAGCAGCATAATCGTCAGGTGTCGTTGGCTACAGCCCAGCGCCGGAAGCGGGTCGGGGAGCTGGCAGCCCGCGGTGCAGGTCCCGCTCAGGTGGCGAGAGTGTTGGGCATC